CGCTGCGCGCACTTGACTCCAGTAGGCGAGCGCCTGATCGTCGTCAACGTTGAAGTTCACGTCAATCGGCGTCTGATTCGTCGGGAAACGGAACTGCAGCGGATTGTCGATGTACTGACCTTCCTGAAACTGCTGTTCGCCACCCTCGACGTTGACCTCATTGACCTGCTGCAGGTCGCTCCACGTGAGCACGGCGCGCAGGCTGCCGCCGCCTTGGCCGGCCGGGAAACGCGAAGTGCTGGTTGTGTCGCAGCCCTCCAGAGTCACGTCGTTGGTAGAGACAGCGCTTACGCGGAAAACGCGGCCAACCAGCCGGCTCCATCCAGAAGTGAGGATCTCAACGAAGTCGCCAATTACCGTGCCGTGTCCGGCAGCGAGCGTGGCCACGGCGTTAGCCGCGTTGCTGATTGCGGTGATGTTGGCGCTGGTGCGGAAAGTGTTGGCAATGCTCGGGGTGCTGCCGTTAACGAAGATACGTGCCATGCTGCTTTCTCCTTAGTTACTCCGTGTGCATGACACGGAAGGTCCAGGTCTTGCCAAACTCGTCGAGCTGGGGCTCATATTGGTCTGGCCCCTCGCTTTCAATAACAATGCCAAGAACGCTCGTTCCGCCTTGCGTGCCGCTCGCGCCATTGAGTGCTAGGCGCACTTCTTCAGCCAAGGCCTTGAGTGCGGGGTAGGTGGGCGCCACGCACAGCACGTCAATAAGCGACTGCACAACTCGCTCGGCGGTGGGCGCCAGCACGGGCTCGCGCTCGGCGCTTTGCAGGCTGTACACGATGAGCGGCGCTGCAGCTTCTTGTGGTGCCGCGGCGCCGTAGATCCGGGCTGCGCCGCCCGCCCCAACGATGGCCGTAACACCGCTGGCGCCGTCGAGCAGCGCTTTGACTGCGCGCTCGGCTCTCATTTCCCGGTCTCCATGTAGCTGGCGACGCGCTGCTGGACGTACTGCTCAAATGCGGCAGAGGCAGCGCGCTCGCCCCGCTCTGCGGCCTTGCGCATGTAGCCGCGTCCGGCAAAGCCGGGGTGGTTCACCGCCTTGACAAAGGTGCGCGGGCCAAGCACCAGCGCATTGGCACGGGTAACGCTGATGCGGTGCGGCTGCGCGCCGACCTCGACGATGTTGGCGTAAAACGCCACCGGACCGCCGGCTTTGATGGTGCCGGTGACGGTGCCGTTTCTAACGCTGCGGGTATTCACGCGGATGGAGCGGCGCAGGTTGCCAGTACGACCTCGCGGCGCTTCTTCACGCGCGAGCTTGCGGATAACTGCCCCTGCGGCCCGCATGCCGCCGCGCATAATGTTTGTTTGAAGGCGCTGCGATAGCCCGGAAAGGCGCTGTCGAATGGCGTCGATGTTTTCGATGCGGACCGTGAACTGTGCGGCCATGCGTTACCCCTGCCGGTACTCGGTGCAGACGAGCTGCAACTCTTCGTCCGCGCTGAGCGGGTTGATCACGGCGTTGATCTGCAGCAGCCGGCCGCCCCATTTGACGCGCCACTTGGGCGAGCAGTCAGCCACTTGGCTGCTGTAGCGCACGCGCACGCGTAGGGCAAGCTCGGCGCCGGGCTCTTCGTTCGAGAGGTACTCGCGGCCGCTTTGGGGCTCGACCGCAGCCCACACTGTGGCGACCGCGACCCATGTCTTAGTCATGGTCCCGTACTGAGGATCACGCGACTCAGAGGGCTGCTCAAGGGTGACGCGCTGGTCCAGCAGGCCGGCGCGCACCTCACACACCCCACACGCGGTAAGGGTCCAAAAGCCCGGCAACGAAGCCGTGCGGCACAACGGGCTTATCGGAACTGCGCTCGCGGTTGGCGTACATGTCGCCGATAGCCAGCAGCATCCAGCTCTTGATGGCGGCCGGCACCGCAGCCGCGTTGGTCCAGCCGGCCACGTAGGTGACTTTTACGGCCTCGGGCTGCTGGCGCGTGGCGGGCCAGGCGTAGCCGTAGGCGGGCTCGATCCAAGCCTCAAACTCGCTGGCGGCGATTAGCTGGTAGCCGACGGGGTTCATAACTTGCGCGACGCCGTCGGCATCAAGATAGTCGATGCGCGTAACGGCGGTGGCGCGCGGCATGGGAAGCCGGATGCTGGTCGGGAACGCATCGAGCGTGAGCGCCCAGGTGGTAGCGATGATGGAGCGGCCAAGCTCCTGCTCGGCAGACTCGCGCGCAGCAGTGATGAACACGCCGATCAGCGCGTCTTCATCAGCGCCGTCAACACGCAAGTGCAGCTTGGCTTCAGCCAACGTGACGGGCTCGCTACTAGGACCAGATTCGCGGACAAGTCCCATCAGTTCCTCGTGGTGTTCTGTTGCGCCGGGCGCGCGGTGTTGATCTGGACGGGCCGCTGGTCACGTTCCGCCCGCGGCCGGCCGCTACCGCCCGCAGGCGGCATGCGAAGCCTCAGCACATCAACGCCCCCCGCGCGAGCCGGTTCTGCAACGCCTCCGAGCTGCAGCGCATTGCCGGACAAAAAGGCGATCACCGCGCCGCCGGCTCGCTCAATCTCGCGCGCACCGCCGATGGCGAGCGATACTGCGCCGGCACCGAGGGCGATGCCGCCAATGCCCTCGCGTTCAGCGTATCCGCCAAGGGCAAGAGCCGCCCCACCGAGCGCGGCGACTAGGCCGCCCGCGCGGTCGGGCTCGGCAGCGCCGCCAACCTGCAAAGTGGCAACGCCAGCGGCGGCAGCGAAACCGCCAGCGACCTCTGGCTGTGCGGTCCCACCAACGACGAGCGAAACCCCGCTGAGCGTGGCGACGAGACCGCCGCCGCCAGATACCTCAGCCGACCCACCGACCGACAGCGTTACCGCGCTGCCAGCAACCTGCGCACCGCCGGGCTCTTCCCTAGAGGCAGTACCGCCAACATTGACGGTCGCCGTGCTGCCGCTGGCCGGCTGGTTTAGCAGCAGCAGCAGCATGGGATTACGGCGTCAAATTAAATGTCAGGGTGCTGGTGTTCTCGACGGCGTCATCGACGCGGCTCAAGAGCTCGGCGGGCTGCTTCTCCACCGGGGGCGCGTGCACGGTGACCTTGATGTCAGCCGGTGCGGCGTTGCCGATGCTCGGGACATAGCCGTTGCCGATGACGACCGTGGCGCCCTCATCGTCGGTGGTGCCCTGCGCGCTCTCCACGGTCAGGATGCCGAACGGCGTGCCACCGATGGTGCCTTCTGCGTTGTCGCGCACGTAAACTTCGATGCTGGCTGCTTTGGTCGTCATGGTCGTTCTCCGTTAAGCGTTGGTCAAGAAACCAGTCACGTCATTGAGCGTGACGGCGGTGTTGTCGGTCAGGCCGCGCGCGCCGGTGATGGCGATGCTGATGGCCGTGGCGAAACCAGCACCGCCCTCACCCAAGTCGATCATTACGGGCACGTTGTTGGGCGGCAGCGGAATGTCAAGCACCGCTGACGTGGTGCCCAGCACCACGGAGCCGGCGGCAGTGTTGAAAATCTTGGCGAAGCGCCCCGCCGCGTTGCTGTTGGCGGCAAATAGCTTGAGCAAACGCCCAGCCGAGGCCTTGATGGCCTGTGCGGCCGGTGTGGCCGGGCAGTTGAGATTGACCGGCGTGCCGGCGCCCGTCGCACTGCCGCGGTACTGCACGCCGACGTCGCCGATAGCCGCCGTGCCTGCCGCAATCGTGGCATTGGCGACAGTTGCCGTAACCGTGCCGCTTGACACCGTTACCGCCTGCGCGGCGGGGAACGTGACAGGCAGCGCGGCTTGTGCTCCCAGCGGGCGCACGCCAGCGATAAACGTAGGCGCGTTGACCGTATCCTCGACCGCGACGAATCCAACCGTCCAAGTGGTTGTGCTGGCGGGCGCGGTCGCGCCATTGAACGACCACAGGTAGAAATACAGGTCTACGTCATCGTCGGGGATGTTCTCGATCCGGCTCGCTCGGGTCGTGACGGTCGGCGTCGTGCTTGACGCGACTAGCGCGTCGGAAAAGCTGACATTCCGGCCATCCGTGTACATCTGGATGACGTGACCCGGTGACGCGGTCGTGTTGATGGTCGCGGTGGTGTCGCCACTATTCCAGCCGCGCCGCTGTGCATCGACAGATGCGCTGGTCGCCGTCGTGCCGGTGTACAGCGTGCGGATGTAGTTCCAGCCGAACAAATCCACCGTGCAGGAACCCGAGGCAGGCCAGCCCGCCACGGTGAAGTTGATCGTGTCCACGCTCGGGACGGACGCAATCGCGTAGCGGCCCGGCACACCGTTTGCACCGGTGATCGCCCCCACGAACATGAACTGCCCGACGTTCTCCGCAGTCAAGCCGTGCGCGGTCTTGGTGACCGTGATCGACGTTGCGCTGTTGATCGTGCAGCTAAGGCCCTCGCCGACCCGATCGGCCAGCATCGCCACGAAGTTGTTGTTGGCGATCCGCTGACTAAGGATGGTCTTAGCGCGCGCCGTGAACGCGCCCATAAACGCCTGCGTCGAGCGCGCAAGAAATTCGCTGTTGGCGGTCGTCCCGGTCGTAATTAGCAGGTTGCTCGACCCCTGCGTGACACCAACGCCGGTGCCGAGCCGGCGCTGTGTGAATTCGGGCGAAAGCAGGCTCGATCCAGATGAAGCAAAACCGACCGACCAGATATCGCACGGCGCTTGCCGTACTACCGCGCCCGCGTCGGTGAATAGCGGATTTTTCGACAGGACGCGCATGTGCGTCGTCGAATCGGCTAGGCCATCGGTGAGCTTGATGCGCTGGTACTGCTGACCGCTGATGTCGTCGGTCGCGACGATTTCACCGGTCCCAGGCAGGGTGACGTTGTCAGCCATGGCTAGTTGGCGATGCGCAGCGTGCTGGCGTTGAGGGTGAACGTGGCGCCGGTGCTTACCACGTCGCTGCCGAAGTCGTTGATGGCGATCAGCTCATCGGCCGTGGCGGCACCGCCGCGGCGTTTGTAGTAGACGGCTTTGCGCGCGGTGATGGTGCTGCTGCTCCAGCTAGTGCCGCCGAGGGTCACGTCGAGCCGGTCATTGGCGGTGTCTTTGGTGACGGTGACGGTGACCACCTGCCCGCCGGTGCTGTAGCCGCCACCGGCGGCCACTTCGTTGGTGACGTCGGACCGCTTGAGGTGCGTGTCCTTGTTCTCGCTGTAGCCAGACGTGGTCAGCATGACCCAAAAGGTGTCGGTGTCGAGATCAATGGCGCCGCGCGCCCAATCTTCGAAGAAGCTGTTGTAGATCAGGCTGGCCATGGGCTACCTCGAAAAGCGGCCGACAATGCGCGGGCCGCGGCGTGGTTTTGTTGGAGCTGGCGCCGCCGGGGCGGGCGGCGTTGCCTCAAGTGCCGGCTGCGCGGCGGGGTCAGATCCGTCAAACAGCGTGGGCTGCAGCATCTGCTCAAGCTGCGCCCAGTGGCGATCGGTGTAGCGGTGCAGGTCGGCCGCGTGGGCGGCGAACACTGCATAGACACTGCAATCAAGCGCCTCATTACGCTGGCGTCGCTTGACCCAGCGGTAAGACGTTCCGCGCGCGGTCTTGATCGGCACGCGGTGCTCAGCGGTCAACTGCGCGAAAAACTCGTCATCCAGCTCGTGCGAGAAGTGCACGTAGCCCGGCCCAGTAGTCTCGACACCGAGGCGGCCGTGCAGCAGATCCTTGGCGGTGTCGACACCCACCAGCCACAGGCGCACGCCGCGCTTG